ACTATCCTTTGATGAGGTGAAAGATGCCCAGATGAACTGGCGTACCGCACGTAATGGGGCATGGGCTATGCTCGACATCACCCTGCCTAACATGAAAACTGTTGTTGAAACAGACAAGCATACTACAGAGATTGGCAATCGTATTATATCATTACATGGTATTGATGGATCATGCAGCAACCAAGTTTACTTTGGTGCTATTGATTTCTACTGCACCAATGGCATGATACGTGGAGAGTATGACAAGGTGCGTAAGAAGAATACATCTAACTTTACTATGGAAAGTTTTATCTATGAACTGACACGTGCACGTAAGGACTTCTACGAAGAAGCCAGTAAGATGCAAGTGTGGGCACAGACTGACCTCAAGTATGTAGATGTAAGCTCACTGCTTGAGAGCATGATTAACTCTAAGCGTAAGGCTGAGAAGATGTACAGCCTGTACATGCATGAGGCTGGGCAACGTGGTCACAACAAGTGGGCATTGTATTCTGCCTTCACTAACTATGCATCATATGCTGATGAGCGTAATGGTTTCAACCTGCGTAACACTGGCAATGACACACAGGCTGTAAGCATGTGGTCACGTGAGCAAGAGGTATCTAAGTGGGTATCTGATGATCGTTTCATTCAGTTGGAGGCTGCATAATTGCCTAAACTTCCACGCTATGTACAAGAACGAGAATCACCCTCTGGGGTGATCTCATACCGCTTCAACCCACCTCAGATGTTAGTCGATGAGGGTCTGGTTAAACGTGAGGAGTATGGGAGTGACCTAAAGCAGGTGCGTCAGATTGTCCGTAAGCATAACAAGGCTATTGATGCGTGGCGTGAAGAACAACTTAAGGTTGGGCATATCAAGTCGAGCAGCAAGGTCACAGATCTTATTAACTTTTACTATAGGTCTAATGATTTCAATATGTTACGTGATACAACTAAGGTGGACTACAGGTACTTTCTTACCATACTGCACCAGACAATGGGTGGTCGTAAGTTTGAACACGTTACCGCTAAGGTTGCAAAGAGGGCATATGAAGAATGGGTCAAACGTGGTGTAAGTTTTGCTAATCATGCGGCAACCTGTGCAAGTAGGGTGTACAACTATGCGATACAGATGGAGCATACCACATATAATCCTTGGGCTAACATCAAGCGTAAGTCTCCACCTCAACGAAAGGTGGTATGGACACACGACAATGTGGTTAGATTTCTTGAGGTTGCTTACAGTGACTTTGAGTACAGGAGTGTGGGTCTGATTGTTCAGATGGCATACGAGTGGTGTCAGCGACTAGGTGACATGCGTATGTTACAATGGCATAGCCTAGATCTTGAAGGTAAGAGGCTTAACCTTGAGCAGAGCAAGCGTAGATCTGACGTGTCACTACCAGTATCAGATGATCTGTGTGAGATGTTGAAGGAGCAACGGGCTATGTATCAGACGCTTACTCATTTCGTAGTACCTCATCCTAGACCTATGGGTAGGGTGTACAAACCATATGCTATGGAACGACTATCCAAAGTGGGTAGAAGGGTCATGCGGTTAGCTGAACTACCAGAAGAGCTACGTCTTATGGACTTGCGTAGGACTGGTGTAACACAGATGGTTGAGGCAGGTGTATCATTGCCCCAAGTCATGGCGGTGACAGGACACAATCATGTGTCTTCTGTGAAACCATATGTGAAACATACTTACGTCAGTGCAAATAATGCATTGACACAACGAAACGAATCACTTATATAATCGAACTAAGTGAGCAACACAGAAAGATTATACAATGAATATTAACAGTATACTGAATGATATATCACTATCTAATGGTGAAACTAAACGTATGACATGTCCTAAATGTAATGGGCGTAATACGTTTACAATCACTAACAATATGGGATCAATTATTTGGAACTGTTACAAGGCTGGGTGTGGTACGTCAGGTGGTACACGTACTCAGCTATCTGCTGATGACATACGTAAGAGCTTAGGTTCTGTTGCAGAAGAGACACACGCTGTATCTTTTTCCAAGCCAGACTATTTGGTGCGGGATCACTTAAAGATACGTGACTTCTGTGACAAGTGGGATCTTGACCCCAAGGTATTGGGTCTTATGTATGATGTAAAAGAACATCGTGTAGTGTTCCCTGTTATACACGATGGAGTAATGGTCGATGCTACAGGCAGATCGTTGGGCATCCGTATTCCTAAGTGGAAACGCTATGGAAAAAACAGATTGCCCTACGCTCATGGATGTGGTAAAACGGCTGTAGTGGTTGAGGACTGCGTAAGTGCAGCGGCTATTGGTAGTGATGTATTTGTCGGGGTGGCAGTGTTGGGTACATCATTAACTGACGCACACAAGACGTACTTGTCGCAGTTCTCAACTATTATTATTGCGCTTGACCCTGACGCATTACCTAAGACACTGCAATTCGCAAGAGAGTTACGTGGCTACGTATCCACGATAAAAGTTTTACGTATCAATGACGATCTAAAGTATCGTGACCCCACAGACATACTAAGTCTGACAACACTAGGAGATAATGTATAATGGAACTATCACTCATCCGCAGTCTTATGGACAAGGAATTTTACGACGAGCATCGAGGTGCACGTTGTCCTGATCGCTTGTTCAGTAAAGATGTTCAGAAGATCAAGCAGTCTATCGACAAGGCTATGTCAACCTACGAGCGTAGCGTCACTCCTGCTGAAATCGAAGCCTTGTTCATGGCTAACAACCCTACACTTACTACAGCACAGAAACAGGCGTACTCTGCCTTGTTCTACAAGGTAGCCAAAGAAGTACCTATGGGCAGTGACATAGCACAAGAGGTGCTATCTAAGTTATTTCAACAGGTAATTGGTGAGGACATTGCCAATCTTGGCTTTGATTATGTCAACGGCAGCAAGTCTACGTTGGAGCCATTACGCCTTATGCTTGAGCAGTACGGCGATGACTTCACGCCTAACCTCAAGGTGGAGTGGGAAGACATTGACCTTGACACTATCCTTGCACTCAATGACCTTGAGACACGTTGGACGTTCAACATCCCAACCCTTACACGTAAGGTTGAGGGCATCAATGCTGGTCACTTGGTAGAGGTAGGGGCGCGCCCTAACACAGGTAAGACATCCTTCCATGCCTCACTTGTAGCTGGGCCTAATGGCTTCTGTGCACAGGGCGCACGTGTCGTTATCATGTGTAATGAAGAAGGCTATCATCGTGTAGTACACCGCTACATTACAGCATGTACTGGCATGGACAAGTATGAGGTAGCTAAGAACAGAGACAAGGCTCTAGCTATGTTCAACAAGATACGTCCACAGTTGATGTTCAAGGATGCAACAGGACGTGACATGAACTGGGTCGAGTCTGTGTGCAAGTCATACAAGCCTGACATAGTTATACTAGACATGGGTGACAAGTTTGCTCGCACTGCTGGCTTCTCACGTCCTGACGAAGCACTCAAAGCTAACGCTATTCATGCAAGGCAGATTGCCAAGCAGCAAGAGTGTGCCATGTTCTACATGTCTCAGCTATCTGCTGATGCAGAGGGTAAGGTTGTACTCAACCAAGCTATGATGGAAGGCTCACGTACAGGTAAGGCAGCGGAAGCTGACCTCATGCTGATGATCTCTAAGAACCCTACAGTTGAAGGGCAAGAGGAAGAAGATAACCAACGCCACATCAATGTGGTAAAGAACAAATTGTCAGGGTGGCATGGTATTGTGCACACTGATTTGGAATACAAGATAGGAAGGTACGTAGCATGAACAACTATTTGTATACAAGCATTGGGCTTGTGGTATTTTACATTGGCCTCAAGATGTTTAGCGGCGGTATGAAAAGCATGGGTAACATAGATCACTTGCAGTGGTTCTTGGGCAATCCTATCTACATGTTCTTTGGGGCAATCGTTATGACACTGGCATGGCAGAGTAGTAGTCTTAGCACTACAGCTATCATCGCCTTGGTTGCATCAGGTGTGCTACCCTTACCTTCTGCTGTGGCTGCTGTGCTTGGGGCTAACATAGGTACTACAGGTACGATCTGGTTGGCTGGTCTGTTAGTGTCTGACGGTATGCCAAGAGGAGACACCTTGCGTATTGCACTGATACACACTGGTGTTAATCTTTTGATGGCACTAAGTCTATTGCCATTCGTAAACCACATAGCTAAGTTTGTGGGGAGAGTAGGATGATAGGAGAAGCATTGACAGCACTTATGATACTGTTATTTCTTATCTGCGGTATAGTATATATAATAATTAGCGAGGTAAATAAATGATACAAACATTTTACATAGACCACATGGGTACAGACTTATCTGTGGCTAATGCGGCAAGAGTAAGTTTTGGTAAGCGTAGCGAGATGGATACGAGTGACGTATGGGGGCCACCTAAGTTGAAAGACAAGGATGCCAAGCTCATACGTTACCTCGCCAAGCACAAGCACATCAGCCCCTTTGGGCACTGCTTTGCCAGCTTCCACGTTAAGGCACCTGTGTTTGTGGCACGTCAGCTAGTCAAGCATAAGTTCCTACGGTGGAATGAGATCAGCCGTAGGTATGTTGACCATGAGCCTGAGTTCTATCAGCCAACAGAGTGGCGTGGACGTAGCGTAGATGCTAAACAGGGTAGTGAAGGGGTCACTTATCCTGATCCTGACATCATAAATTTTTACAACCACACTACACTACGCAGTTACAACGAGTTATTAGAACATGGTGTGTGTCCAGAGCAAGCACGTATGGTACTGCCTCAGAGCATGGTCACTGAGTGGTACTGGTCAGGTAGCTTAGATGCATTTGCTGACATGTGCAACCTGCGTTGTAAGCCTGACACACAGTACGAGACACAGGTTGTGGCTGGTCACATTGACACAGAGATGGCTAAGTTGTTCCCTGTATCATGGAAAGCATTAAGGGAGAATGAATGATGAGAGGTAACATTAACGGTGCAATCAAGGCGTCAGCTATTGTAGCTTTACTGATCGCTGCACCACCAGTACTGATAGCTATGACGTATGACGAGTATCCAAAGTATTGTAAGCTATCAATCTTGCTACCATGTATAGGAGTAAACAATGAGTAAAATAAAAGTAACAGACATAGAAGAACACGAGGACGGTAGTGCTACACTACAAGTAGAGTGTGACCCTGAGACATTCATGGCTATCTTTGACGTAGGGTTTGTAACATTAGTAAAGAGAGGTCTGGAAGATGAGAAGTGGCAGACTTGTTTAACTTGCGGTGGCCCAGCGCAGAATAGTACTTGTGGTTTTTGTTTAGAGGAAGCGGGTAGATGATTAGACCTATGACACAAGAGGAAAGAGAACGTGCAACAGAAAGGAGACTTAGTAATATGACTACAGCAAAATCAATATGTGAGATACGCCTACACAATGCAATGGTACGTAACGAGTTGACACTAGAAGAGTGCATAAATGCCATAGATTCCTTTGCGGAAGATAAAAAGTTTCACGAGCATCTTGACAAGGTATACAAGAATGGAATAGAAGATGATTGGGATACATGGCATGATGGCAATATAACTTAGGAGATAATATGATACTGACCCTCGACGTAGAAAACACAACAGTAAAACGTAACAAGAAACTACACCTAGATCCATTTGAACCAGAGAACTCTTTGGTTATGGTGGGTATGCTAGGTACTGACGGCACTACAGATGTAATTACATTTGATCATGCAGACGTAGAGCCTACACCTGATGGGCACAAGATGGTACAAGATACTCTTGACCTCACTACACTGCTCATTGCCCACAATGCTACACACGATCTAGTATGGTTGTGGGAGTCAGGCTTCACCTATGATGGGCCTGTCTACGACACCATGCTGGGTGAGTACATACTGCAGCGTGGACAGAAAGAACCTCTGTCACTTGAGGCATGTGCTGAACGACATGAGCTTGAGACACAGAAGCAGGACAGCCTCAAGGCGTGGCTCAAGGATGGTAACTCAGTACGTGAGATGCCACACGACGAACTATCTTCGTACCTAATCTCTGACCTTCAGGCTACATATCAGTTGTATCAGAACCAGAGTGCACGTTACGAAGATGCTATGGGTCTTATACCCACACTCAAGCTGACGCAACAGCTTGTCGTACACCTTGCCCGTATCTATCAGCGGGGCTTCAAGGTTGACATGGAAGAGTTGTACAGGGTTAAGGATGACTTTGAGCGTGAGCGTAATGAGCTACTGTTTGCCTTGGAAGAACAGGCCAGTGACCTCATGGGTGACAGACCTGTCAACGTCAACAGCACAGAGCAGTTGTCTATGGTTATCTACAGCCGCAAGCCATACGACAAGAAGGTTTGGGCAGATCTATTTGATGAGCGTATGCCTGACTCTGAGTACAGATCCACTGTATCGCAGCACTCAGAGAAACTATTCAAACAGAAAGCAC